CGCCCGACCGCATCGTGCGTATGTGGAAAGAGATATTCAGAGGCTACGACCCCGAACAGAAGCCGAAAATCACCACGTTTGCCAATGAGGACAAAATCACCGACATCGTCTTTGACAGCGGCGATTACTACTCCATGTGCGAACACCACGTGATGCCGTTCTTCGGCAAATACTACTTCGCCTATATCCCGAACCCGAACGGACGCATTCTCGGAATAAGCAAGGTCGCAAGAGTTGTGGGCTATTGTGCTGCACGTTTGCAATTACAGGAGCGTCTTGCGCATAACATCGTGGATATGCTTTCGGACGCTCTCAATGGTGATGCAATGGGCTTCGCTATTCTTATGCGAGGTACGCATCTCTGCAAAACGATGCGAGGTGTTAAGAATAACGGAAAAATGACCGTTTCACACCTTACGGGGCGTTTTTTGACAGATGGCGAACTTCGGCGAGAATTTTACAAACTCTGTGAGATGTAGTAAGGATTTATAAGGATGGCACATAGAATGAGCCCTAATAGCTTAAAAAACCTCGAAAAGGGGCGATTTAAGAAAGGGGTTGTAACAAATCCACACGGGCGACAAAAGCGAAGTATAAGCTCTGTTGTAGAAGAGTTTAAGGCGCAAGGTTACGCAATACCAACCGCTATTGATATAGCAGAAGTTTACAAAGCTATTCTCGCTATTGATGAAGAGGGATTGAAGGTATGCATCGGTGACAAATCTCAACCGATGCTTGTTCGTATTGTAGCCCGCAATATCCTCGGTGGCAAGGGTTTCGATATTATTGAGCGTATGCTTGACCGCTCAATAGGCAAGGCAGCACAAGCCATAGAACTAAGCGGTCAGGTAAAAGGTGCAGAACCATTGACGGTTGAAATCATAGACCGTCGCGAACAAGTTGCTAAAACAGATGAGGAACAGTGAAGCAGTTGCAGGCTACACGCATTTATGCTGAAATAGAAAAGGCTGTCGCCAATGGTTTTGTGACCGTCAGCGAACAGGGCGGCGGACGAAGCTCAAAAACCTATAACACGGTTATTTGGATTATCGTCCGTTGCCTTACTGTGCCACATACAACCGTCAGTATTTGCCGTGCCACGCTCCCCGCGCTCAAAGGCTCTGTGTTGAGAGATTTTGAGGACGTTATGAAACAAGCCAAAGAGTGGAGCGCAAAGAACTTCAACAAGTCAGAACTGATATACACGTTCTCCAACGGCTCGTGGGTGGAGTTCTTCAGCTGTGACAACGAGCAAAAGCTGCGTGGCCGCAAGCGCAAAATCCTCTTCGTCAACGAAGCGAACGAAATCAGTTTCATGGAGTGGCAGCAACTCAAGATGCGTACCACGGAGTTAAGTATCATCGACTACAATCCTTCCTTTTCCGATGAGCATTGGATATGCGATGTAAACCGTGACCCACGCACCTACCACTTCATTACCACGTATAAAGACAATCCGTTCCTTGAACAGACGGTCGTCGACGAAATCGAGAGCCTGAAGAATAAGAACCGCTCCCTGTGGCAGATATATGGCGAGGGCTTGCAAGCCGCCGTTGAAGGGCTTGTGTTTACCAACGTCAGCACCGTGGACGAGATACCGCCAAGCAAATACCGTCGTCTGCGTTTCATTGGCACGGACTGGGGATATACCAACGACCCAACGGCTATTATAGAAGTGACCATAGAACAGGAGACGAACACCATTTACTGTGACGAGCTTTGCTACCGCACGCAGATGCTTACTTCCGACATTATTCGAGAGCTGAAAGCCGTGCCGCCGTGCAAGGTCATCAGCGAGAGTGCCGACCCGCGCCTTGTGCAAGAAATCTACCGTGCGGGTATAAATATTCACCCCGTAGATAAGTTTAAAGGCTCTATCGAGGCGGGCATTACAAAGATGCAAGAATACAGCATTGTCCTCACACGCCGCAGCTCCAACCTACACAAGGAGTTCCGCAACTACACCTACCAACAGGACAAAGAAGGCAAATGGCTTAACCAGCCAATAGATGCATGGAACCACGGAATAGACGCTGTGCGTTACGTGATATTGAGCGAAGTGCTGGGTGGTCGCAAGAAGCCTGTTGACCTGCGCCGTGTTGCCGCCGCTCTGAACAGATGAATAATAATACTATTAAACAAACACGTTATGACGCTTGAAGAAATACTGAAAAACGGTACGCCCGAGCAGATGGTTGCTGCGCTCAAGGAAAAGAGCATTACCCTGCCACCGTGGGGAGGGATGAGGGGCTTGCAACGACAGTATGACCCCACGAAACACCCTGTTATGAACCGTGCGCTCTACCCCGATATAACCACAGAGGACGGGCGACTTGTCAAGGTGACACGTATCACCTACGATATGCAGCGGCTCGCCACAAAACGAATGAGCGAGCTTGTTACAGGCATTCCAGTGAAGCGCGTTTACAGTCCAGAGAACGACCGTCAACAGCTTTGTTCGGAGGTTATCGAAAAGATACTACAGCGCAGCCGCATCGACAGTGTGAACGTTGAGCGTTGCACGATGCTCTTTGCGGCCTGCGAAGTAATGACGCTATGGTATGGCGTAGAACAGCCTAACGACCTCTACGGCACGCACAGCCCGATAAAGATGCGTTGCCGCAACTTCTCGCCAATGCTGGGGGACGAACTATATCCACTTTTTGACGAGTACGGCGATATGATAGCCCTTTCTGTGGGCTACCGCCGCAAGAACGGCGCGAAAACTGTGTCATACTTCGATGCTTACACCGCCGACCGTCATATCAAATTCAGCAGTGAGGGCGGCTGGCAAATCGTGGAAGACGAACAAATCACGCTCGGCAAGATACCCGCCATATACGCTTTTCGTCCAACGCCTATATGGGAGGACACGAGCAAGATTGTCTATGAAATGGAGTGGGCAATGAGCCGCAATGGGAACTATCTGCGCGAGAACTCTAAGCCGCTCTTTTGCGTCTTTGCCGATGAAGAGGTGACGTATGGCGATGAGGAAAAGGAAGACCCGATGCGCATAAAAGGCAAAGCCGTGCTTCAGTACCCCAAGGGCAGCAGCGCACAATACGTCACGTGGCCGCAAGCCGTGGATAACCTCAAATACCACATTACGGAACTGCGCCAATCGTTCTTTACACAGCTTCAGCTCCCCGATTGGTCTTATGAGAGTATGAAAGCAAGCCCAATGAGTGGCGAAAGCCGCAAGCAGCTCTTCATCGATGCGCAGCTCAAAGTCAAAGACGAAAGCGGGCGGCTGCTTGAATTCTTCGACCGCGAAGTAAACGTTGTTAAAGCCTTTGCGAAAATCATTCTTGGCGAGAGCTATGCCGCCGACATTGACACCTTGCCCGTTGAAGTACAGATAACGCCGTTCACCATCACCGATGAAAAAGAACGCCTTGAGAACCTAAGCCTCGCCAACGGCAACAAGCCGCTGATGAGCCAACGCGAAAGCATAGAGGAGCTTGGTTGGAGTGACAATGTGGACGAGACGATGCAACAGATTGCCGAGGAGAAAGCCGCAGAAAGTACCGCTAACGCGCTCGAAAGTCCATTTACAGTAAGTTGACCAATGAAAACAAGAAAGTCGCCCTACGTGGCTAAAAATAAACAAATCGCGCAAGTTGCAAGATATTGTTCTGATTGCAATCACAGCTACGATTGGCATGAGATAGGCTTTAACGGCAGGCCATTCTTATGCCGTTGCCCATATTACAAGCAAGGCAAGTTCTCAAAATTTCTCAATGACAGGGCTTGCGAGTTGTTTAAATCCAAATGATATGACACTTGAAGAATACAGGAAACAACACAACGGCAAGACGCAAAGGAAGAAGCAGGGCAATGAGGAACATCGTTTGCAATGCGCCTGCGTGAAATGGTTTCGGATGCAGTACCCGCAGCTCACGCACGCCCTTTTCGCCGTGCCGAACGGAAGCCGCCGTGATGCGGTGACAGGCGCGAGGCTGAAGGCCGAGGGGGTGCTTGCGGGCGTTTCCGACCTCATCCTGCTCAAGAGCAACAAGTTC